TATTGTCTATCAGTCCAATAGATGAATCAGCTGATATCAGAGCAAATGGAATCAAGATAGGTTTAACAGGATTAGATAGCAGTATTATATCATCAGCACTTACAGAAGATTCACAGGGTAAGATTGTTAAAGTATTTTTCGGTGTTCTTAGTACAATTGATAACAGAACTGTTGTAGTAGATACTCCTTATCAAACATTTGAAGGATTTATAGATACAATGTCTATACTTGAAGATGCTAATACAGCACAAGTATCTGTTAATGTAGAAAATAAACTGATTGCACTAGAAAGACCAATCAGTAGAAGATATACCGACCAAGACCAAAAGAATTTATTTGCAGGTGATAAAGGATTAGAGTTTGTAGAATCTCTACAAGATAAATCAATTGTTTGGGGTGGTGGCTCTAATTAATGCATGAATCCATTAGAAAAAAGATTAAATGATATAAGTGATGTAATTAGTCTTTATAAGTCTTTTGATAAATACCAAGAACAGACTAGAGAAGAATTATTTAATTATCTCCTGCAACCATTCAATCTAAACCAATACAAAATATTTTATAAAGATAATCAGATATCAGCATTTATCTGTTGGGCATTTTTAGATGAAGAATATGAGGAACATTTTAAACTAACATTAGAAGTCAATAATTGGAATTGTGGTGATAGAGTTTGGTTGGTAGACTTGGTATCATCAGGTGATTCTAGGAAGATGGTAAAATGGACTAACCAATACTTTAGAAAATTACTTGGTAAGGAAAAGAAAGTGAATTATTTAAGAGTAGATGACAAAATGCAAATATACCGAGTTGCATCATCATTAACAAAGGAGTGTTATAACTAATGGGTGGAGCAGTATCATCAGTATTGAGTGCAGTTGGAACAGCAATAATTGGTGCAGGTATTGTTGCTACAGGTGGTATTGCATGGGCTACAGTTGCTCTAGGTGCAACTATGGTTGCAGGTGCAGTAGCATTAGCACCAAGACCAAGAGTACAGTCATTAGGTAATCAAAATTATACACAGCAGACATCAAACAGAAGTTTGATGATAAAACAACCAATCACACATCGTGATACTGTTTATGGCACATCAAAGAAATCAGGTGCTATTCTATTCATGGAATCCACCAACAATACCAAAAGAATGCATATAGTAGTTCAGGTTGCATCTCACGAGATACAGTCATTCGATAAAATTTATTTTAATGATGAAGAACTTACTTTGACATCTATTAACACAGATTCAAATGGTATTACTAGATTTAGAACAACTGCACCTGAAAAATATAATAAGGAATCTAATTTTAGAGGATTACCATTAGACACAATATACACAAGACAAGCTGTAGAAATAAAATTACATTTAGGTAGTGATGACCAACTAGCTGATGCAGATTTAGTGGAACAAGTAAGTGGGTGGACTACTGAGCATAGGTTAAGAGGTATAGCATACATCTATGTACAAATGGATTATGACACAGATATGTTTCCTAATGGTATTCCAAATATAAGTGCTGAGATAAAAGGTAAAAAAGTATTAGATTTTAGAACATCTTCAACAGCACATTCTGATAATCCTGCTTTATGTGTTTATGATTATTTAACAGATACAAGATTAGGTTTAGGTATAAGTACAGACAATATAGATACAACATCATTTACAACAATGGCTAACTTGTGTGATGAAAATGTAACTTTATCAGGTGGTGGAACTGAAAAAAGATACACATGTAATGGAGTTGTCTATAGTGATATACCACCTATGCAAATATTAGATGACATGCTAACAAGTTGTACAGGTGTTCTTTCTTATTCTAATGGTAAATTTATATTAAGAGGTGGTCAGTATGTATCACCTAGTGTCACACTAACAGATGATGATTTTATATCTCAAATAGCTATTGAATCTAAAAAATCGAGAAGAGATTTATTTAATACAGTCAAAGGTGTATTTACATCATCAGAAACATCATGGCAACCATCAGATTATCCTATGGTTACTAGCAGTACATTCTCAGATGCAGATGGAGAAGTTATTTATGCTGATATAGATTTACCATTTACAACATCAAGTGCTACAGCTCAAAGGATTGCTAAGATTGCTTTATTTAAAAATAGACAGCAAATAGTTGTATCAGCACAAGTTAAAATGACAGGATTCAAATTACAAGTTGGTGATACAGTCAATATAACTAATAGCAGACTAGGATGGACAAACAAAGTATTTGAGGTAGCTGAATGGTCATTTAGTAACGATGATAAGTTAGGAATCAACTTACTACTAAATGAAACTGCATCATCTGTTTATGATTGGGATGCAGAAGAATCAGAATTCGTTTTAGATAATACCACACTACCAACAGTACAAACTGTAACAGCACCTGCTATCGTAGTAACAGATGAACTCAGAATATATGCAGAAACACCAATAACAGTATTAAAAGTTGTATGTTCTAGTAGTCAGGGAACAACGAATGAATTTGAAGTAGAAGCATTAAATACTAATGACCCTGATGGAGAATATATAACATTAGGCAGAAGTAAGCATAATATCTTTGAATTAGTTAATGCTGAAGATGGAGTAGTTTATACAGTAAGAGCAAGGGCTATCAACTCATTTAATGTTCATTCTAGTTATGTAACAGCAGACCACGAAGTAATCGGTAAAACAGCACCACCTAGTGATGTAACTAATTTCTCAACTAATATCATAGGTGATGTTGTAGCATTGAATTGGACACCTGTGCCTGACTTGGATTTATCACATTACATAGTAAGACACACACCATTGACCACAACAACGAAGTTTGAAGAAGGTCTTGTTGTAGCTAAAAAAGTAGCTAAACCTGCAAATACACTATTACTACCTGCACAAACAGGCACATACATGATTAAAGCAATTGATGTATTAGGTATCGAAAGTGTTAATTCAGCAAAGTCAGTAATCATTCTAGATAGAATTAGAGAAGATTTTAATGCAGTAACATCTTCAACAGAATCACCAACCTTTGCAGGAACTAAGTCAGAAGTAGAAGTAGTTACAAGGGATAGCACAAACTTTTTAGAAATCGTTGAAGGAGAGTTATTCGATACAGGTGTCGGAAACTTTGATGATAATACAGGTCTATTTGATGATGGTGGTGAGACAGCATTTAACTTAGATGGTACATATGATTTCCCTACATTCGATTTAGCTGGTATATACAACAGTCGTGTTACGTTTACTTGTAAATACAATAGATATGACACAGCAGAGTTTTTTGATTCTTTTGAAGGCTTGTTTGATTCAACAACAGGTTTATTTGATGGTGGCTATACAGAACATAATGATGTCAATGTAGAACTACAAATCAGCACATCAAATGATAATATAACTTATACAGATTATCGTTCATATATTCTAGGTGATTACAAAGGAAGATATATTAAACTTAGAGCATTACTAACAACTACCAATCAGACAGCTACACCTGCAATTTATGAGTTATCAGCAACCATTGATATGCCTGATAGAGTGGTGGCAGAGAATGATATACCAGCAGGTACAGGTGGTAAGGTTGTTACATTCTCACCTGCATTTAAAGAACTACAAGGTTTAGGAATTGAGGTAGATGATTTAGACCAAAATCAACATTATGAAATAACAGGTAAATCTGAAACAGGGTTTACTATCAACTTCTATCAAGGTAGTGGTACAGGAAATCCAATATCAGCAGACTTTTCTTATGTAGCAAAAGGTTATGGATATGTGGAATCTGCTTAATTTAATGTTATACTTAAACCAATTTAAAAGGAGTTAAATTTGTCTCAACACGATTTAGATATTGCAAATCAACTGTTTCCTGCTACAAGAGCAGACATAAACAATGCATTACAAGCATTAGGAAGCACATCATCAGGTGCTACTGCTCCTGCTACAACCTATGCTAATCAGCTATGGTATGACACAGCTAATAATAAGCTTTATATCAGAAACGAAGACAATGATGCCAATATTGAGATATGTGAACTCGACCAAACGAATGACACAGTAGAATTTTTTAAATCAGATTCTGTTAGAACAGGATTAGTAGAGTTTACAGATGGTACAGATTGTATCACCTTAGATGGCTCAGGAAATGCAACTGTAGCAGGTACTTGTACTGCAACAACATTTTCAGGTTCAGGTGCATCAATTACAGGTGTCGTATCTGAGACAGGTACAACAGGTAGTGCTGAAATTCCTGTCGGTACAACTGCACAACGTGATGGAAGTCCATCAGCAGGTTTATTAAGATTTAATACAACCACATCAGGATTTAAGGGATATGATGGCTCTGCATGGGGTAGCATCGGTGGTGGTGCTTCAGCAGGTGGAGCTATATATGAAAATAGTAATTCAATCTCAGCAAATTATACATTAACAACAAATACCAATGGTATGTCAGTTTCACCTTTGACAATAGACACAGGAGTTACTGTTACTGTACCGAGTGGTAGTAGGTGGGTAATACTCTAATGACAGTAAAAATAGATGCAGATACAACTTCAGGCTTACAGCTAGAATCAGATACTTCAGGTATCATAGATATTCAATCAGGTGGTACAACCAAAATGACTGTTGGTACTACGATTGATATTCAAGGAAATGAATTAGTATTAGATGCTGATGCAGATACCTCAATTCATGCAGATACAGATGACCAAATAGATTTCAAAACAGGTGGAACTGATAGAATGACAATAGATGCTAGTGGTCGTTTAGGTATAGGTACTACTTCTCCTGATAATTTATTAGAAATTGAAAACACAGGTGGAGATGCTGGAATGAATATATCATCAGCAAACACAGGTGTAAGTTATGTAAACTTTAAAGATACAGATGACCCTGATGTAGGACAAGTATCTTACTATCACTCTGACAATAGCATGAGATTTAAAACAAATGACACAGAACGTATGAGAATAGATTCTGATGGTGATTTGCTAGTAGCAACAACAAGCAATATAAGTTCATCAGGTGGTGCATTTCAGGTAAAAAGCAGAACTGGTGGTGAACATGTTGCATGTTTTCAGAATGGAATTTCTGATGGTGGTTGGGGTATTCCTTTTTTTAATGTAGCTGGTAGTGAGGTCGGCAGTATTCGTTGGACAGCATCTGTAACAAATTATAATACATCATCAGACTACAGACTTAAAGAAAATGTCAATTATACATTTGATGCAACGACAGAAGTTAAAAGATTAAGACCTTGTAAGTTTAATTTCATAGGTGAATCAGAAACAGTAGAGGGATTTCTTGCACATGAAGTTTCAGATGTTGTACCTTTAGCAGTAACAGGAACAAGAGATGCAACAGATAGTAATGATAATCCTATTTATCAATCAATAGACCAAAGTAAACTTGTACCTTTGCTAGTCAAAACAATACAAGAATTAGAAGCAAGAATTACAGCATTGGAGAATAATTAATGGCAATCACTTTACATGGTACAAGAGCAGATAATACAGATATATTAACACCTGATTTTGATGGTGCAATTATACAAGTTGTTCAAAGTACTCTAACAACAGGTGCTACTTCAAATAGCAATACTTATGCAACTACAGGATTAAATCTTGATATTACACCATCATCTACTACCAATAAAATATTAGTACACTGTAATTTTGGATGGTCATCTAATACTGCTGATTTTGGTTTTTACTGTTTTGGAGTAAACTCTACTGCTGACACAGGTACACAAACAACTGTTTTTAATCAATCAGCAACAAATGCAAACAATTCTATTTATTTTTGTACCTTAACTAATTTATTTAGTCCATCTAGCACTTCTTTACAAAACTATGCATTATTTTTTAAATGCAATAATGCACCAACTCAATCAGTATTTTTTAATCAAAGAGGAATTGGTGGTGCAACAGGTCTTTCAACAATTACAGCATACGAGGTTGTAGCATGATAGCAAGAGCAATATTAAAAATTAATCCAAATGCAAAATTTACAGTTATTGATGATGATGTAAACCGAATAACATGGCTAGAGGGTACAACACCTATCTCGGCATCTGATATTAATGCACAACTAGGTGCAGTAGAGTTAGAGATGGCATTAGAAGAATTAAGAAGAAAAAGAAATAAGTTACTAGCAGAAACAGATTATTTAGCATTATCTGATATGACTATGTCATCTGATATGGAAACATATAGACAAGATTTAAGAGATTTAACAAATGGATTGGACACAGTTGATGAAGTCAATTCAGTAACCTTTCCAACTAAACCATAGAGGATTAATTAATGGCAAGTATAAAAATATCAGGTGATACTAGTGGTGAAATAACAATCTCAGCACCAGCAGTAGCTGGAACTAATACTCTTACTTTGCCTACAACAGGAAATATGGTTGGTAAACAATCTATATGGATTCCAGCAACAGCTATGTATCCTAATACAACAAATGGTTGTGCTCCTTTAGCACAAGTAGAATTAGCTAATGGAGTAGAATTAAAAGTTTTAGACTTTGATGCAAGTGCTGATGAGAATGCACAGTTTTCAATAGCATTTCCTAAACTATGGAATGAGGGAACAGTTACTTTTCAAGCATTTTTTACAGTAACAGGCACAGATACTGGAACAGTAGCATGGGGTTTATCAGCAGTAGCTATTGCAGATAATGACTCTATTAATTCTGTTTTT